CCCGTTAGGACTACCACGGAATGTAGCTCAGTTTGGTAGAGCACTCGCTTTGGGAGCGAGATGTCACAGGTTCGAATCCTGTCATTCCGACTTGGAAATGTGTGGAGCACAGGGGAGTGGAGAGTTGATCGACTCTACTGCCTGACAGGTTCGATTCCTGAATTTCCAAACCAAACGGGGAGTAGCTCAGTTGGTAGAGCACATGCCTGAAGAGCATGGTGTCGGTGGTTCAATTCCACCCTCTTCGACTTGGGAAAGCACCTTGGTTGGTGAGCACGACGGTGTTAGAGACGGTTCGATTCCGTCCTTTGGCAATGGTGGTTCAAATCCACCTTTTCCCACAACGGAACCGTAGCTCAGTGGTAGAGCACTCGGCTGATAACCGAGCGGTCACAAGTTCAAATCTTGTCGGTTCCACCTTGGAAGTGTGGCAGAGAGGTCTAATGCAGTGGATTGCTAATCCGCCGATGTCTTTATAGGCATCCGTTGGTTCGAATCCAACCACTTCCGTTTGGCAGTATAGCTCAGTCTGGCAGAGCACGGGTCTCATATGCCTATGGTCGATAGTTCAAATCTATCTACTGCCTTGTGTCGTTAGCCTAGTGGTAAGGCATCGGTTTGTGGAACCGACTAGATGGGTTCAATTCCCATACGGCACCCCGCCCTTATAGTTCAGTGATAGAACGCATTCTTGGTAAGAATGAGGCCGTGAGTTTGATTCTCACTAAGGGCTTGAGAAATCGTCTAATGGTAGGACACCTCCCTTTGAAGGAGTTTATCTAGGTTCGAGTCCTAGTTTCTCAGCCAGTTGGGTTAGTCTAATGGTAAGATGCAGGTCTCCAAAACCTTGCGATGGGGGTTCAAATCCCTCACCCTTCGCCAAATACCCTGGTAACTCAGTGGAAGAGTGCTTCGCTACGAACGAAGAAGACGGTGGTTCAAATCCCCCTCAGGGTGCTTGACAAATCTAAAAGGATTTGCTACTATATACAATGTTCAAGAGGATGCAAAGTCTGTTGCTTCGGACTGGGGTTCGATTCCCCACACTTCCATTTCGAGGGGGTGCATTGGTTTCGACGGGGTGGTAAGGTTGTATCTGTTGACGGAACAAACAAACAAACGCAAACAACATTGTTGCATTCTCTCGCAGTAATACTACTGCCCTTGTTTAGAGGGACGGGGTGATAACGGCCCTGTAAAGAAAGCGTTACGGGCAGTGAAATGCTGCCTTTGTCTGGTTGATGGAACTGGTATACATACTTGCCTTAGAAGCAAGGTTTTGCAGGTTCGAATCCTGTACCGGACACTTGACAATCAAACTTAAATAGTTTATGATTGTCTTATAAGCGGGTATGGTGTAGCGGTAACACGCCATCCTTCCAAGTTGGAATCACCGGTTCGAACCCGGTTACCCGCTTTCCTCTGGTAGTCTATTGGTAAGGACAGGCAGACAATGCACTTGGAAACTGGGTTCGATTCCCAGACAGAGGTAACTTTATCCCAGTGACGCCGTTGGTAACGGTCATGTGGTCGGGTGGTGCCCCCGCATTCCAGAAGGGAGTTAATCTCCTGAGGTAGGTGACTAAAAAACTTAAGGTTCGAATCCTTATACTGGGACAAACATTCCACAATAGCTCAGCGGTAGAGTCGGTGACTGTTAATCACTTGGTCCCTGGTTCGAATCCAGGTTGTGGAGTTGAAAGGGCACAAGTTCTTTCAAATTGAGAATGCTAAACAAACTTCGGAGGTAAAATCTCTAGAGTCTCCCAACCCATTTGGTGTGTTCCTGAGAACAGGAAGAATAAGGTTCGGTGTTTTCTCTTATTCACTGCCCTCTAATGCAGTGAAAATTGCGTCAAGTGTCTGGCGCTGGTGATGGACATTCATCACCTTTCGGGCGATTAACTCAGCGGTAGAGTGCCTCCTTTACACGGAGTAGGTCGGCGGTTCGAATCCGTCATCGCCCACTTGATAAATAAAAGTAAAAAGAGTATAATGGAAAAACTTTATAAACTATTGAGTGATGCTCAGTCATCGCTTTTTGTTTTATTCCATAAAACTTGGGCATTTCATTGGAATGTCGTAGGTGAAGACTTTACTCAACTCCACCAACTCTTTGGTGGTCAGTATGAGACTATGTTTGAAGAGATTGATCGTCTCTCAGAACATATGCGTTATCTGAATGTAAAACCTCTCAGTTCTCTCTCTAGAATGCTTGAGGTAACTCAGATTAAAGAAGCAGCAAGTTCAACTGGAGCAAAAGAAATGCTTCAAGAACTTCTTGATAACAATATCAAGTTTTGTGATTTAATGGCAGAAATTTCGGAAGAGTCTGAAAATCAAAAGTCATATGCTACGGCAAATTTAGTTCAAGATTTAATGGAATCTCATGGTAAGTTTGTTTGGCAGTTAAGAGCACATTTACAATGAATAGGATGAATAACAATGATTTCAATAAGATGCAAAGATTGTAATAAAGAATTGACAGGTCATATATCAAAAACAGTGACCTGTGGTTGCCCTAATATGGCGACAATTCGCGGAGATAAGATTTCGGCACTTGACTTATCCCGTATTATTATGTTAAACTCTTTAAAAGAAAATTCAAAAACAAACGTTTTAACTTCTCAAGATATTGCTTGGCAGGAAGAGAGAAGAAAAAGAAAAGTTCGTCGTTTGGATTTTGAGGTTCGCTGAACCTCCTACTGGAAAGGTGGCCGAGTGGTTTATGGCGTTTGTCTTGAAAACAAAAGAGGCGAAAGCCTCCGGAGGTTCGAATCCTCTCCTTTCCGTTTTAAGTTAAGTTACAAATTTAACAATTTCTTCAACAGTGTTAAGATATCAACACATAAAGTTGACTGTGAAATACCTGTGATTAGTATATAGTAGTATCACGGGGACGAACCGATGGATCAGCACACCTATGACAATTGGGTGAAGATCAAAGCAACTTTTGAATCTTCTGGGAACACAGATAATATGTTCTACAAAAGAGCAGTTGAAATCGTAAAAACCCGAAGAGACCCTCTTGCAAAATTTCTTGGCGATGAAAAATGATGCACGAACAAGAAGAATTTATCACACGTTCTGAAGTTCAGGAGATGATTGATGCTGCTATCAGAAGACACAACCGTAATGCTTCTATCATTAGTATGTGCGTCGGTTGGGTGGTTCTTGCTTTATTTGCTGAGGGACTTTTAAGATTGGTTGGAGTTATTCCACCTTTACTTCCATTTCTTAAAATTACTTTAAACTAATGGTAACAATCACAGAAGAGGATTTGCATAAATTAAACCAAAGAGTTCTCCAGCAGAAAATGGATGAACTCTTTGAAGAACCATCTACTTATGAGGATGAGGATGAAGAAGATGATTAGAACAATAATATCAGCAGTTCTTCTTTTTTCCTCCATTGGTCTTTTTATACATTGGGGACTTACGCACGCATATCCAGAGGTTTTATGAAGGTAGGATTAATTGGTCTTGGTAGAATGGGCGAAGGAATGTCTCGCCGTATGATGAAAGCAGGTATTGAAGTATGGGGTTATCGAAGAAATTATGAAAAGGCACAGGAGGCATTTGAAAAGGGATTTGTTAATGGAATTACAACAGATATCGAAAACCTTGTTAAAGTAGTTAAACAAAATAATAAAGGTAGAACACAACCAGGCATCTTTCAAATGGTTGTTCCTGCCGAAACAGTAGAGGAAACAATCAATGAGTTACTACGATATTGTAGTGAAGGAGATATTATTATTGATCATGGCAATAGCAATTTTAAAGACAGTAGGAAAAGAGCAGAACGTCTGGCAAAACTTGGTATCCAATATATTGATTGTGGTACTAGCGGCGGTGTTTATGGTTTGGATCGTGGATACTGTCTTATGGTTGGTGGCGGAAATACTGCGGTCGCCACTTGTGCAAGCATTTTTGATGCCCTTGCCCCAGGAATCATCGCTGCCCCAAGGACTCAATTTGACTCGGATGTAACTTCTGCTGAGTTTGGATGGTTGCATTGTGGTGGTCCGGGTGCAGGACATTTTGTAAAGATGGTTCATAATGGAATTGAGTATGGTATTATGCAGGCATATGCTGAAGGATTCAATATCCTAAAGAATGCAAATAATGGAGCACAATATGTCAGAGAAGGAGATGCTGAGGTTGCCCCAATGGCAGACCCCGAATCCTATTGTTATGATATTGACGTTGCTGAAGTTGCTGAGTTATGGCGTCGTGGTAGCGTGGTTGGTAGTTGGTTACTTGATCTTACTGCTGATGTGTTACGCCGGGATGGTAGCCTTAAACAGTTCTCTGGAGGCGTATCCGATAGCGGTGAGGGTCGTTGGACTGTTTCTGCCGCTGTGGACCT